CCCAAACATATCGTAATTTTGTTTCTTTTCTTCATCGCTCAAAATCTCATAGGCCTTTGAGATTTCTTTAAACTTTTCTTCGCCATCGGAATTTCGGTCTGGATGATACTTCATAGCCAGTAGCTTATATTTTTTTTTAATTTCTTGGAGAGGCGCCGTCTTTGAAACACCAAGGATTTCATATAAATTGTTCATTATTATTATATTTATTTTAATATCCACCAAACTTTATATTATTTAAATGAAATGAATAGTTGATTTTATTAAATAATTAAAATATGTCATTATTCATTCATAATAATTACATTGACTAAAAGTCATATTTACTGGATGTTTCCCATTATGATACCCATTTAATCCCGATAATAACGCATTATTATTGGGACAAAACGCTGTCTTAGTTTGGTGGAATTGCTCTATTTTTCCTAAGGTGGTTTTTGTCGGCAATTTGACCGTCCCATCTTGATAGTCCCGACAATATATTTTGACACCTGATATACCATCTTTACTATTATCATATCCAACATCCATTTTGAATATACCACAATTTTTGGGACATTTTATTTTACTTACATTGTTTTTATTTGTTGATCCTAATACACCCTCCTTTTTCCCCAATAATTTAGTTTTTCCATTTTGGTCATATAAATATTGTAAACTATCAATAATACCATCGTCGTTCGTGTTAGCAATTATACCTTTTATATAATTGATATATGGGTATTTAATAACTTTACATTTTTTACATAAGGTCCCTTTACCCAACACAAACTTATTATTTAAATTATAGGACATCCATTTTTTAGTTTTAATTTGTGATTCGCTTTCAAATAACGAAGTATCAACTTCAATATCTTCATCCTCATCTATAAATTCGTCGCGTTTCATAGTATTAACTTTCAACGAACATATATCGCACGTTTTATTTACCCCCTGTGGTCCAGTGGCACCATATTTCCCCCTCGGTCCCTTTTTACCTTCCATACCTCGTTTAAAAAAATAATAACAAATCGTAAATATCGCTATAAAACAATTTAATATAAATAGGTGTCCAAAAAAACTGACGCTTTCTAGACAATAATCGTTATATTTGGTGGTGGATTTCATATACTCATATACCTTTTTTATACCAATTGCTGATAATAACGTAATTGTTAGTAAAATAAAAAATATGGCGCGCCAATCAAATATAGCTATGAAAAACATATCCCAAAATGTTCTACTTCGGTGGTCATTTCTATTAATTTCCGTCTTCTGGGTCGTTCCTATATAATCAGACATTCTTAAATATTGGAAATATTTTAATTCATGTTTTCTTCGCGGCAACATAACCGTAACCCATTTTCCAAATTTATTTTCGTTTGACTATAATCTAATGGACATCGCGATTGTGATACAACGCAAAATTTTTGCGATTTTAATTCCTTCACATCCTCCACTTCACATATTTTGGGATGTGTCCATAAATACCCTTTGTCACTCTCCTTGCCACGGATAAATCCCGTTTTATTTACATCCTCGTTTTTAACCTTTATTCCAATAGTGCCTTTATTACGAGCCGGGTTTTCGCAAATATTTGACAATACATACTTTTTATTAATTGGGACGTTCTCTTCATTCGCGCAACATATATTCGGTTCTATATTATAAAATTTAAAGCCATCAGTGTCTATACCCGCATTCACATTCACATTACCCTTTTTCAATATCTCCAAATCTTTGTTTTTTTCGTTGCCAATTAGAGTGAGGGGTGTAGTCAATTTGGTAAATGGACTGGCACATGGACGTTTGCTTATAAAACACATCCCATTCTCTTCTCCAGTTTTTTTAAATGTTGGCATCGATGTAAAATCGCGTTTAGGAACATATGGTAATGGCTGGGTATTACAATTCGCTTTTATTGGGTCTTTCATATCTTCCTTAGTTAGTGTAGTATTGAGGGTTTCATATACAGGTGGTTGTCGCGATTCCCCTCGTAATTCTTTGGGTTTTAAAACGAAACTGGCATTTCTAAATTTAGTGGCATAAAAATCCATTGAACCGTCTACCTTTTGATAATGCATACAAATGAATTGGCACCCAAATTCAAACCCCTGATTAGAATTATACTGTCGTGTAAAAAAACTGGATTCTTCTGGAACTATAAGCGACAAAGCACTTTTATTATAATTCATTAAAGTGTCCGTATCTTCCTTGACATAGGTTGAAATTTTGACATTAGAATCAATAGAAACATTATTTATTTTGCGAACTACATTTGAATCCCACGAAGCGTTTACCACTTCTTCGAGAGAACTATTTTCAAACCCTTCGCTACAAATAATAACTGCTTTATTTTTGAAATTTTTAAGCGGTTCATTGGCAATATTCTTTTGATTATATCCATAACTTATATCCAATAACTTAGTTCCACAATGTTTTATTATACTTTCTTTTATTTTTTTCAATATTTTAAAATCACCTTGGACATTGAGATTTAACGCGATAAAAAGGGGGTCGTCAAAATTATTCACCGCACCTGATGTAAATGCGGTCGTTCCTATGGTCTCCATTATTGAATCAAATGTCAGTGGATTTAGACTCAACTTCCAATTCCCTTTTTTTAAACCCACGCTTACAACGGGGTCTTTATAATTGGTGTATACATCTATATACAAACATCTAGCTCCATATCGTAATATTTTGGTTAATATTAAAGGGGATATATATTCACCCATTTGATTTTTACAGGTATATGGGCGGAAGGCACTTGCTATATAAAAATTGCTTAAGGGCTCATCTAAGGTTTTAAAATCGTAAATAGAATTGATAGACATATAGTTTTCAAATATATCCAATCTTTCTAGGGTTTTGGAAATGCGGTATTTATCCGATACATAATAACTTAAAATGATTACGACAAAAATAATGGAAAATATAATAATTAAATTTCTATAAGTTGAAATATTACTTATAACCAGGCTTCTTAAATTTATATTTGATTCCATATATATTTTATTTATATTATTTTAATATTCATTTAACATAAAGCACTATTATTCATTAATAACACCCATGAATAAACTTTTAGAAACAATAAACACCGATATAGAAAAGATATTTTCTTTTGGGGATGAAAATAACGAAGAAAAAATCTATGTGTGTACGAGATGTATAAATAGTTGTCTCAACATTCTTGATAATATTTTAGCTAAAAAGGATTTGAAAGTTTTAATAACTAAAAAAATACTAGTTATATATAGTTATTTAATAAGCAACCCTGATATAAATATTTACGATGTGCTTTTAGAAGATATATATAAAAATATTAAAAATATTAATCAATCATTTGTTATTAAATCCCATCAAAAATGTATTGATCAAAAAAATAACATTGAATACCATCTAAATATGGTTAATTATTATAAAAATTCAGTAGAAAATAGTAATAATTTGTATAATTATTATTTTGACATAGAAAACTACTACAATTGTTTAAAATTATTAAACTATGATAGTCACGATTATTTCTATAAAAAAATGGTGTTATTAAATAACGTATGTGATTTTAATAGCCTTCACGGTAATATAAGTAAAATTATAGAATATTCCAAAAATAATCCATCTACACCCTATTTGTTAATATGTATGGGACTCGGTAACACCATTATGAACAATTGTATGAAACGGTTTGTGAAACACATATATTCCAATCCAAGTAGCCGGTTATTAGAAAATAATAATATGAATGGTAATGGTATCGAAGATACTAATAAGTATAGTAAGTTAGCAAATAAGATATGTATATTTGTCGATAACCCAAAATATCATTTAACGAATTTTATTTTTAATAATTTTGAGTATATGATAGTAAATTTCGGCGTGATGAAAGCATTTGAAAATATGGATAATTTACCCATTAACAATATCCATATAGAAATAACTTCTAACAATATAGATTCCATTTATTCATTTTTAATAAAAGAGAAATTTGGCCTATTAATAAATTTCTGTGGGTTAAATAACACGAATGTGTTTAAACTTTTATCACGCCGTATCGCCCATATTCAAATCAATTTAAATGATTACTTGGGGACTTATTATTCCAATATGTTTGATTATGTATTATTGGGAGAACAGTATAATAAAATAAATAGTAACTATATTTTTAATGAAAAAAAAATAATTATTGAATGTGCGTTTTTATTAAACATCGACTATAACAAGAATTTTGATTTTAAATTTAGCACGGAATATTTCCACATTTTAGAATTGATAAACCAAAAAATAACTATTAAAGAGGTTTCCAATTTTGTAGTTGATTATATATATAGAATTATTAAATTTAACATTCGAAAAATAAATAATGGCGTTTATAATAAAGAACTCTTAATTGAACGCCAAATTAAAACCATTTTGAATAAATCAAATATAAACAACGATAATTACACCCTATTTCAAGAAAATTATTTGAAAATTATAAATATTAAAAAGGGCTTGGTTGAAAAAACTAAAATTATTCAAATGTATAATAATATCATATTACCACCTTGTAAACAAAAAAAATATTTTAGACTATGTGTATTAAGTGGGTCCAAAAAAATTAGTAAAAAGGATATTGGAGTATATAATTTAATTCTAAAAAAATCGCCCAAGACCGTCTTATATATTTTAGAAACAGTCTGTTTTGAAAACCGCGATATGATTCTAAAGTATTTTGATATTGAACTTCAAAGACGGGTCTATTTTATTCCATTCATAGATTCGCAACTGAATATATATAGAATTATGTATTTTGATTGTGTGTTAGATACTATGAATTTTAATCTGAAAAATACGCTTTACGATTTGTTTAAATGTAACATACCTATATTAACATTGGAGGGCACGACTCTATATTCCACAATCACAGCTTCTATATTACGAACCAATAATATTAATGAACTGGTGTGTATCACGGTAAATGAATTCATTGAAAAGGCTATAAAAATATCGTCTGATATGGACTATTATAAAACGATACGACATAAATTTCATAATAATACCGTTAGTAAATACTATAAAAAAAATTATATAGAAAAAATAGTGAAAGCAATTATTTCACAATAAGGTCATTTTTTCAAACACATCTATTATTAATTATTATTAATTATTATTATTATTATTATTATTATTAAATTTGAATTATTTTTAAAGAATTAAAAAAAATAATATTTAATACTAATATTACGAAAATGACTTCCAATATTGTTGAACCCCTTTTAGAAGTAAATCCATCACGATTCGTGATTTTTCCAATTAACCACTCTAAAGTATGGTCTATGTATAAAAAAGCCGTCGCTTCCTTTTGGACGGTTGAAGAAGTGGACTTGTCCAAAGACGCCGTATTTTGGGCGAAATTAAACGATAACGAACGCCATTTCATTGAACATATCTTGGCATTTTTCGCCGCCAGTGATGGCATTGTAAACGAAAATTTAGTTGAACGGTTTATGAATGACGTACAAATTCCTGAAGCCCGATGTTTCTATGGATTTCAAATTATGATTGAAAATATTCACAGCGAAATGTATTCGTTATTAATTGACACCTATGTTAAAGACCGCGATAGAAAACAATTTCTGTTCAATGCCATTGAAACCATCCCATCTATTAAAAAAAAAGCCGATTGGGCATTGAAATGGATTAGTAATAAAGACGCATCCTTTGGTTCTCGCGTAATCGCATTTGCGTGCGTCGAGGGTATTTTCTTTAGTGGAGCATTTTGTTCTATATTTTGGTTAAAAAAACGTGGATTGATGCCAGGTTTAACCTTTAGCAATGAACTGATTTCACGTGATGAGGCGCTTCACACCGAATTTGCGGTATTGATGAATTCAATGCTAAACAATCAATGCGATGAAGCCACAATAAAAATGATTATTATGGAAGCGGTGGAAATTGAAAAAGAATTTATTAATGATAGTATTCCCTGTAAACTCATTGGAATGAATGCGGAAATGATGAGCACCTATATTGAATTTGTCGCAAATAGATTAATGATGCAACTCGGACACGCGAAAATTTATAAAAATGTCAAAAATCCATTCCCGTTTATGGAAATGATTTCATTGGAAGGAAAAACAAACTTTTTTGAAAAACGAGTCGCTGAATATGCCAAGACTGGAGTCAAATCTGGCACGGCGAATTCTAAGAAAATTGTGTTTGATGCGGAATTTTAATCTATATTTTCATTTTTTATTATAATTATATTTTTTTTTGTTCTTAAAGTCCCCATAATAGTATCAATCATAGTGTCGCCATAATTACAATTGCTATATATGTGGTGAAGCAAATGATGGTTATGCGACGAATAATTGGAATGTTCCTCAACGATCGTTGAATAGTTCCCCAATACCAACAAAATTAGAATTGTATAGACATCACATTGTAATAATATTAAAGGTAATCCTAATGGCAACATATTTCCAAATATGAAGTCAATTGGATGGGTATATGCCGACGCCATTCCAATGGGGATTTTAAATTCATGATGGACCCGATGATATTCATATAACGTTTTATTAGAATGAAAATATCGATGGGAAAAATAGAATAGGGGATTCGGTAAATAAATGTTTAATATTAGACATATTCCACACCATAATAAATTAAATTCTGGTGGAATATAAAATAGATTAATTAGCACGAAGGTGGGAATTGAATATATACATACATTTTTAAATACGGTGGAAAGGGCCATGTTGTATTTATCCACATTTTCATTTCGTAATTCAATATTAGTTTCACGGATTACATCTATATTAAACGTGTATAATGAAAATCCAAAATAACTCAAAACAAATGTTAAGTAGAATAACATTTCAAAGGCAAAATAATTAATTATTAATAATTAAATATTAACATTAATATTAATTAAAATATAAATAAAAAATGTTTTTTAATAAAAATGTCCGTTCTATTAAAAAACATTTTTTATTTTTCCACTAATCCATATAATTCAAATTTCGCCATAATATTTTTATTATAACTACAATTATTAACTTTATATTCTGTGTAATAGTTAGAATATAATTCAGCCGTTTCCATTGATATATGGTTGCTCATTAAATGCGCCTTCGTTTTGGCTTTAGTGATATTGTAAAGGTTCGTTTGATATTTATCATATGGAAATAAATATAAATTATCGTTATGATGATATTCGATAGTAGTATTCATAATCAATCTATTTATTTATTATCAATTATTAGCATAATAATTTTAAATAGATTGATTTTAAATAGTAACAATAGCCATTTATTTTTTAACCCCAAAAATAGCCATTTATTTTTTAACCCCAAAAATAGCCATTTATTTTTTACACTTCATACAATTCAAAACTCTACAATTTGGATCATCGCGGGGTTTATTGGCGCAATCATATACGTCACATAATGGTTGAACTAACAATTGGTCATTGGTGGTCTTTAAAAAATCCATTCCGCGTTTTGATAAATCGCTTACCGAAGTAGTCACTTCATTGTCATTGCCATTATTAGATTCGCTCATTACGACTTTATCTCCAGTGGCATTCGCCCAAACATTTTTATTTTGGAATTTATAATTGACGGGTTCATAATTTGACAAAAAGCACATAGATTTCCCAGACATAGCGTCCTCAATACACCCATCAAACATTTTTAATTTATCAGCATTATTAGTATTATTGGCTGTCGTATTTAATTTTTCTCGTAATTCGGTGCTGGACATAGGACGGCTTACATCCAGTTCAGGCTCATTCCAGGAAATATTGTTCATTTTGACGGCATTATTAAAGTCTAAATTATCGTAATTAAATTCGTCGTAATTAGATGCAACAATATTGTTATTTGACATTATAAAATACAACACAGAAAAAAAAAATATTTAGCGTCTAGAATTATATTTTTTTTAAAATAAGTATATTAACAAAAATGCTCAATTATTTATTCAAATCTAAATTAGACCATATAGACACGTGTTTAAACCCCGACCCTAAATTACTCCATCCACTATTAAAAGATTATACCGAACCATATAATGAACGTGTTTATAATGATTTGGAAATTTTTAAAGACTACGACAATAATGAAATTGATACCCTGTTTTCAGTTATAAATAAAACGTTTACTTTAAGCGGTGCTATCAAATTACAAAATATGTTTATGAAACCTCAAGACCATTCTAAATTGAAAGCCGGATATAAATTATTAAATAAACATTCAGATAAAGTGCGAGAGTCGTTAATCAAATTAAGTATATTGGAAAAATCCCTTTTAGTTTATTGTAAGGACGACACGAATATAAATGAACTATTAACAAATATTACAATTACAATTCCGTATGTAAATAAATTGAATGAGAATGAGACTTTTATGAATTTATATAATAACTATCATATTTTCAGCCCACTTTTCACCGCGATTTCACCTCTTATATTATTTGTGCTAACATTCCTATTTTCGCGGTTTGCGTTTTTCAAATATGTTGATTACATTTCATTCAATATTCCCAAAACCAATATGTTCGCAAATGGCAATTATTTAAGTGGCCTTATAAGCATCGCGATGTATATTTTTAGCTTATATACCGCCTCTCTATATTCTATAGTTAATCAAAAACTATTGCGAAAAATGTATGAATTTAATAGCCATATCGCCAAAACCCAAACACTCATTCAGGAAATGGAAACGACCCTTCCCGATTTCTTTGACCTAAATAGCGATAGCTATAACTTCTTGAAAACCGAATTCTATGATAGACCCTATAAAATTATTAGTAATAAAGGAAAAATTATAAAAGATTTCTTCAAAATTAAAAATAATATTAAACCCATTAAACAAATGCTGGCGAATTTGGGGAAACTCGATGCCCATTTCAACAATTTACAACTCGGTATAAGCCCCGAATTCTGTTTTTCTAATATAGTGCCTTATAAGAAACCGATGATAATCGCAAAGGACTTATACCTACCAAATACTAAAATTACAGCCATTAAAAATACCAAAAATAATATTTATATCAATGGCAATAATTTAATTGTAACTGGAGCCAATGCCCAGGGGAAATCCACCTTTTTAAAATCAATGGCGGCGTCTATTATACTATCCCAACAACTCGCCATTGCCCCCTGTGCCACTTTTAGTCATACCAAATTTAAATATATAGAAACGTATTTAAATATCCACGATAAAAAGGGCGAAAAATCGTTTTATGAAACGGAACTTGAAATTATGAATTCATACATAGAAAATTTGGAAAAACAACCCGAAAACGAATTCTCATTTATAGTGATTGATGAGATGTTTAGTGGCACTAATCCAAATGACGCTATTAGTGCTTCCATAGCAATTGCTGAAAAAATGGAGACATTTAAAAACAATGTGGCTATTATCACCACCCATCACCACCAACTTAATCAATTGGATAATTTTAAAAAATACCATATGCTCAATTATAGATTAAAACACGGTGCCAATAAAAATACTAATGGGATTGATATACTTAAAACTAAAAATTTTGATAGTTCCGTTGTAAAACGGGCGGAAGAATTAAAAAAAAACATATAAAGAGAATTTCACTATTCATAATCACAGTTAATTATGAAGATTAATATTATTCATTCACAGCATTCTAATAGCGTTATGAACGACGCCGAAACGCTTGACTATATTTTAAAACGACAAAAAGATAAAACCGAAATTAGTCATATTAATGTCAATAATTATACATGTCCCAATGCCAAAGTGAATATTTTTATTGAAACTATTAATTATAGCTTTGTTCGCAGTGCGTCCTATAATATTTTTATTCCTAATCAACACTATTTTTCACAGGAAATGATGCCAATGTTAGAAGGAATTGACAAGATTTTTTGCAAAACGAAATATTGCTATGAAACATTCAAAACATTTGTAGCTGAAGATAAATTACTTTATACTGGCTGGCGGTCAACCGATATTTCATCTCACCAAATTGACAAAAACTTGGAAGACTGGTTTGTGCTATATACCGATCACAATTACCAAGAGGTCCAAAAAATAATTGATATTTGGACACTGGAATATCCAACCCTTAATATAGTATTTAGTGGAGTTCCAAGAGTCGGTTTGAAGAAACGGAATTTGGCAAATATAATGTACATTGACCAAATTGAACCCGGAAAATACGAAAACTTATTTAATAGCTGTATGATTCATGTAATTTTAGATACAATTGATAACTATAACCATCATTTAAATCAAGCGATGTTATCGGGAAATGTCCCCATTTGTATAAATAAAGGACCGATGGCGGAATTGCTATACGAAGATAATTTTTTTGGAATTTCTTGTAGCAAAAAATCCATTCCAAAATTTTTAGGTTCTAAATATAAATTTAGTGCCAACAGTTTAGAGGAAACTGTGAAAAAAGTGGTTGGAATGTCCAAAAACACATTGGAGTTAATCGGTGAAAATAATAAAATGTGGGCGAATAGAAGGCACAATATATTCAATGAAGCAATTCAGCAACATCTAAAAGAATTAATGTTAGATGTGCGAAATATTAAAAAACGGGTAATTAAAACCTATGAAGACGACGAATTACCTACCATATCGCTCGTTTCCGTCTATACATCTACGCCACGATTTTTTAAATTGCCAATTCTAAATTATAGATCCCACAGTTATCCACGAGAACGGTTAGAATGGGTCATTGTAAGCAATAATAAAGAAGACGCAATTGAGGAGTTACTTCCACCTAGCGATATTCGGAAACAATATAGAATAAAATACGTAGATTGCGATTCGGACAAAACTTATGGAGAAATGCTTAACATTGGTGTAGAAAATACGACGAACGACCTCGTATATGTTATGGAAGACGACTACTTTTTCTATCAAAATGGTTTGCGAATGGCGGTGGAGGAGTTTTTGAATTCGGGGAAAAATATTATTGGATGTACCACCATTGGCACATTTGATATTAATAACTATATTTCCATTATTAGCACAAATGGTCAATCATTCGACCAAGCTAAACGCATCTATTTAGGTACTGTATTATTCAAGAAAGACTTTTGGGAAACTGGTAAATTTGGAAGCGATGTGGGTAATGAAATGTCACCTATGCTCGCCAATCGGTTTAAGGAATATGGGGAATATTCTTGGGATAATAAGTTTGTTGGCCTAATTTACAGTGGAAATACCGGTAAATGGACTGTGCCCGAAAATCAAGAACCAAATGGATGTCACTATAGATTTTCAAAGAACGTTTATGAATTTATTGTGGGATTAGACCCCAAACCAGAAATTAAAGAAATTTAGGAAAGGGATGATTTTTTATTTATTATTTTTTGAATTAGATGTAGGTGATTTTTAAGGTTTAAGGTTGATTTCAATATACGAATGTAAGCATTTCTGGAGGTAGCATTAATCGCACAAACCTTGCCTAGAACTTTTTTGTTTAGTTCCATCAAGTCCTTATCTTCAAAAAGTGAATTATTATCATATAATTTTTGAATTAATTTTAATAGGTTAACGTCGTAACTATTATATTTGGCCATTATTTTTTCGGATATTATACTTTCCATTTTTTTATAGTTTCCTTTATCACAATATTTACCAATTGGGTTGGTTTCACTCCTACAATTTTTTACAGATTCATATATATTAAAATCTGCTTTAGTTTTACAAATCCGGTCATACAAACGATTTTCAACGATTCTATTATTATATGAAAAATCAAACGAACCATCATCTAAATATGATTTAAATATAATGTTTGTTTGGGTATCTAATAAGGTGTTTATATTTTTGGATATATATTTATTATAGTATTTTAATATATCAAAATTAGGAATATTTTTATTCAGCAAAGGTAAGATATAATCATTATAGTGACCACTCTCATCATTCATAAATATTTTTGCGTCTTTTATTAATATTGTACCCGATAAAACTACCTCAAATGTATCACCTAGATCTTCCTCCATCATTTCCGCGCATATTGTATGCCCAAGGGCGAATTCGTTTGGATTAAATCCAAATATACCCATAACCATATTGTTAGTTTTATCATAACCATATACATATAAATAGCCATACTCGGGATATTTAATCATATCTGCTTTAAATTTATCAATATCGTTCGGTAATAAATAATAACTAACAAGAGTTTTCATTGGCACGTCTTTAGCGGTTAATTTTAAAATACCTCCATTAACCTGATTATACTCATAGCATTGGTCTGTCACTGTTTGCATCGCCTGTTTAAATTCAGTGGATGTTATCCTAAATTCTTTTCTATTATTACTTCTACTACGGGTTTTACTTCTATTATTACTTCTATTATTACTTCTACTACGGGTTTTACTTCTATTATTACTTCTATTATTACTTCTATTACGGGTTTTACTTTTATTATTATTTCTATTACGGGTGTTACTTTTATTATTATTTCTTTTACTTTTATTCGTTGAATTGGTTAGACTTGGTATCATATAATACATAATAGAAAAAATAAATTATACAATTATTATTCATTATGAATTCAACCTATTTAACAAATTCAATAGTTCCGACTATACTTTTGAATAATTTGAAGTAATGTTGAAAGAACATTTATGCGATTTAGACAGATATATCCATACTTTAACTTTTTCAAAAAGTTTGGAAAATAAAAACATTTGTTATATTAATGAGTGAACTCGTGCGACAGCTTACATTATCAGATATAATATTTTCAGGCTATGGTTATACGGTTGGTGCGGGGGTGTTTGCTTTAATGCCATATATAGTTAAAAATGCCAAAAATTACACTTGGTTAGCATTTTTAATTGGTGGCGCAATTAGCATTATGACGGCAATGAGTTATGCTAAACTTAATATCGAATACCCGAGTAATGATGCCGAATATTCTTGGATTATTGAAACGTTTAAAGTAGATAACCCTAAAACTAAAAAAGATAACCAACATAATAAATATGTTAAACTTTTTTCAGCTATTGTTATTTGGGCCGTGATGATTCTAGGTGTCACTATGAATTCAGTAATTATTGTAAGTGTAAGTAATTTTTTTAAAAATATGAATATAGGTAATATTCCAACCAATATTATAACATTAGTAGCCGTATTATTCCCAACATTTTTAAATTTATTGGATGTTAAGAAAATGTCTATTGTGAATATTATAGTCACTATATTAACCACCTTAATACTTGGATTAATTCCTGTATTTTCTATTTTTAAACATCCTCACATTAAAGACATTGTTCCAACTGTGCTTAATACGAATACAATTCAAAATATAATTAAAGCGGTTAGTATTACCATATTACCATATAATGGATATCAATCGGTTGTTCAGATGTCGGAAGAAGTTAAAAATGTGAATAATATTCCTAAGGGTATGTTGATTTCAGGAGTGCTTGCTATTGGACTTTATACAATACTTTCGGTTGGACTTATACTTATATTAGGTGTTTCGAATATTTCAAAGTCAACATCACCGATTGCGGACGCTTTCTCAATATTTTTCGGCAAATACTCTGGAAATATTGTTAATATATTTGGTATATTAACCGGATTTACAACATTACTCTTAAGTATTTACTCTAGATCACGGCTATTAAATAAATTATCCGAACATAATATTGCGCCAAAAATATTTAATCAATATGGAATTGGCAAATATTTCAAAGGAATTCCCGTTATGTCGGTTATGATTGTCGGGGTGCTTAGTTATATATTTACACTATTAAAAGAAAATTCGTTGGAATTTTTGGCAAATATCACAAACATTTTGACATTGTTTGTATTTATATGTGTTAATATATGTGTCATTTATACTTATTACTATAAAGATAAAAATAAAAATAAAAATAAAAACGACCCAAAACTTACACCACTTATAAATAAATTCAGAAACACACCTCCTATATATGCTATAATAGCGTTGATAATATTATTAATACTATTTTACTCAACTACCAGGAGCTTTATTGTTGGTTAATTATTATTTATTGGTATATTACAGTAACCAATTCCTAATTAAACTATCAAATAAAACTTACTTTAATGTAATAGATTTACATTATAAAGGTATTAACATTCACATTTTATTACTTCTATTACTAATGGTATTTGACATATCCATAGTTGTGTAAGTAATATTATACACGAATATATAATATTTATTATGGATTTAGATAAATGTGATGGGATTCAGATAAATATAAAAATTGATTATCATTATTATTATTATTATTATTATTATTATTATTATTATTCATCATGAATAGCCCAATCATTCAACGAGCTATTGATATTTTACACGACGCCGATTACAAGACGTATAAAGATAGTTTCAATTTCGAAGAATATACGCGCATTTACGACCAGTTATATCCAATTTTTAAAGGGTATATTATTTCAAACTTATTTTCCATTGAATCGGATGCCGATGTTGTATACGCATATAATCACTGTGAAGTTATGATGAAAATATACAATAGTAAAACATATAGAAGCCTAAAAACAAAGGGTTTGGATGAAGGGTTAGTTAAAAATCCGATTTGTTTTATGTCAAGTGAAGATTTATGCTTACACTATATTCGGCGGGTTATCGTACAACCCCCGCGGGACGTGAAATTGGTGAGCGGAGTAATCGGAAAGCCTGATACATCTACATTGAACAAAAAGTTAGTAACTAAAAATATACGGAAATCATCCAATTTTGGCATCGCATGTGATGTCTTGGGAATTTTAAATAAGAAACAGAAAAAAATAATTGAAAATAAGGATGGGGTATGGTATATGTCGGACGCGAATCAAATTATATCCTTTCGTGATATTTTAAACATATTAAATGAGATACATTTGAATACAATTATTCTATAGACGACTTAATTTATTAATTAATATTATTTTCCAGATTTTTTTCTTTGCTTAATATTATACAATGGGAGGAGGATTAATGCAACTCGTAGCTTACGGCGCTCAGGATATTTACCTTACCGGTAATCCACAAATCACGTTTTTCAAGGTCGTATACAGACGACACACGAACTTTTCAATGGAAACTATTGAACAAACCCTTAATGGCGCAAGCTCACTTGTGCACACTTCAACAGCAAACAGTACCGTCACAATTTCCAGAAATGGTGATTTGCTCGGTCCCGTTTATGTTTCGTTAGACCAAGACACTAACGATAATATTAGAGCCGATATGGTTGTCTCGGAAGCCAAACTTGAAATTGGTGGTCAAGAAATTGATAAACAAACTCAAGAATGGATGCAATTGTGGTCGGAACTCACCGTCCCCGAATGTAAAGCCGCCGGATACAGATACATGACTGGTGGTGTCACCAATAGTCTCAATACTACCGGGGGCACCGCTCAAAGTATGGTTCAGGTTCCACTTCAATTCTGGTTCTGTCGCAACCCCGGACTTTACTTGCCACTCATCGCACTTCAATACCACGAAGTTAAGATTAAATTCACTTGGGCATCTGGAAACAGTGTTGCCCGAGATGACGCTTTCGGCACTTTACCATCCCCAAAAGTATGGGCCGACTATGTTTACCTCGATACCGATGAACGCAGACGTTTCGCACAGGTTTCGCACGAATACCTCATTGAACAAGTCCAAACGCAATCGGAAAAAACGACATCCGCATCGTACAAATTGAACTTCAACCATCCAGTTAAAGCGCTTTACTGGACTGACGATTCTGCTATGGGTGATGTTAAAACTAAAGTAACCCTTAATGGTCACGATCGCTTTACCGAGCAATACAAGGAATTTTTCCAATTGCGACAACCATACCAGCACCATACCGCAGTTCCAGGTAAGAATGTTCGTGAGACTGACCGACCACAGATGTCTACTGTTTCAGCACAATTAGAATTTAGTCACGCCTTTACAGATGAAGAATCACCTTCCGCGAATACTTTGATTGATGGTGATTCTAAAAATAATGATGGGGTGACGGTTGAGGGTGATTTTGCAATTGATTCGAAGGCGACTATAGAAAAATTAAATGGCGTTGATGAGGACGGACTTGGTGCCCATTTGGCCGTATATTCTGAATCAGCACCAGGAATTAAAGTTGGTGATGTATTATTATTAACCGTATATCCTGACGCAGTCACTGCAGGAACATTATTAACCGAAACCGTTACCGTTTCTGCTGTTAATGCGACGATCACAAATAGATATGCTTATTTATTTACTTCAGATTTAGAAGTTATTGGAAATTCTATAGGGGGGACTGGTAATTTGACCATTGCTTTATTAGCTCGTGCCCAAGACCCGAAGCCACGTGTCACCTCCCTTGATAATACCATTAATATGTACTCCTTCGCCCTCAAGCCCGAGGAACATCAGCCATCTGGAACATGCAATTTCTCCAGAATTGACACCGCATACTTGAAATTGTCTTCGGCTGCCACAGTTCAAAACGTCTATGCCCTTAACTACAACGTTCTTAGAATAATGAGTGGTATGGGTGGTCTCGCTTACTCCAATTAAATACTAGGAAAACTCTTAGTTTTTATTCTTAGTTTTTATTTTTAATTAAAAAAAAAATAGTATTATTATTAAATTTCGGTAATATACAATACTTGGTTTATGGTTATAATAACCCCTTATTTATGTTTATTTCTAACTGCCCGTAAATGTATTTGTAGAATTTGGGATTTGGTTAATGGTTTTTTTGTTTTTGTTTTTGGGGGTGATTTTTTTGTTTTTGGGGGTGATTTTTTTGTGTTTGGTGATTTATTATTTTTTTTTAACTCTGTTATACCTTTAATTATACCTTTTTTTATAGATGGGCTGTAAATATTATTTTTTAATATATGATTAATAGGTTTATTCATATATTTTTGTATTAATTGCTGCTTTATAGAAGGATGGATCCCAGACCAAGGTCCTTCATAGTTTGGTTTTCTAATATTCTTTAGTGTTTGCCTTGTTCTGGTATTACTACTATTACTATTAAATAGACTATTACTACTATTACTACTATTAAATAGACTATTAAAATTAAAATTTTGGAACTGCTCAGCCATTTGTAGTTCGTTTAGACCCATAGTATACTGTTTACTTACATTTCTCTTTTTCATATATAATATACATTTATTTTTATTAAATGAATTTTATTTTAAATAAATTTTAAACAGATTGAAAATATAGCGAACTTATTTTATTATTTGGAAG